ACCCTTACAGGTGCTAGAAGCACCCGGCCCGAAACGATAGTCCAGAGATTTTAAATCTGGCAAATTACCGAGAATGGAGGATATTTTCTGCTGCGTTATGAAAATTAATGCAGCCCATGGCCTACTAAAAAGGTCATGATCCTCCGAACAGAGTAACCGCTGATTTGTTCTGGAACATTGTATTTCAGACTCGTAAAATTTGTCTAAAGCGCGTCGCTCCCTGTCAAAACTGGTTTTTAAAAAATCAGCCTTAGATAGGAATTTTACAGCGGCGTAGTCTTTAGCAAAAGATACGACATCATCATAGCTATTCGGATCTATATCGATCTCCAGCAACTCATCGTGCTTACCGTCATTGTATAACGATAGGATTTGATGAGCAACAGGAGTATCAAGATCTTTCAAGAAACGATGTATCACTTTATTTGTGCAAGCTAAAGCTTTTACACGTGGCATCTTAGATAGCCGGAATGTCTTAGACATGTCATAACTCCAATCTATTAATAGGCTGGTGACATGTTATGGACAGCATCTACAACCGTCGCATTCGCAAGCACATTCTTAGCATAAGCTAGGATGTCTTTACGATTTTGAAGGTTAGCAGAATCCGGCAAAGTAAAATCTAATGCCACCAACGTGTTGTACTTTACTGCACCAGTGACAGAGTCTACCGTTGGATCTTTAATACGTAAAACGACCTTCGTAGAAGTTGAATTTTGAGCGCGACGAACTGACATAGTCAAGTTCTTGAAAGAGGCGAAAGTGCCTCCTGAACGCTCTGCCCAAACAGCTGGTGCATCTGCACCTTGCTGAGCGGTTACAACTTCGAAGATCTTTTCTACGGGCGTATCTTGGCCATCGGCCAAAGTAATGCTATTAATAGCTGACATGGGACATATTCCATAAGGAGTTAGTTAAAAGCTTGCCTCAAAAGAGCAAGCGCACTTAGAGCATGGGAGGTTGAAAGAGGATTTTTAAGTCTAGGAGTAGGGATACCGGCTAAACCGGCGGTCCTTGTCTTTTGAACTTGTATCATCTTAGAAATACCATGCCCATTTACTGACACTTGAGACGGAGTCCCAGGTGTAGTATAGGTCGTAACTTTTGCAGTGCCATAGAACCGAGAGGATCTAGTAGTACTTGCATCAGTTATAGAGACTCCATAAAGAGCTGTCTGCATTTCCAGCCAAGTTCCGATTGGATAAAACCAGTCGACGACGAAGCTGTAGGGCAAAAGCTCCCATGCTAATAATGCAGGATTGGTTAAACCAACCCTATTTGCAAAAGAAGCAGCTGGAGAGTCAACAGTAACCCGGGCACGTATAGTGCAACGGTCGATTCGCGTACGTGATTCGGTCTTTTGAGAAGTACCGTTATCAAAGGGAGAACCATGAGGTATCCCGTGTAGAGTCGATGAGAACGTTGTAGTCCTGGATTTTTTAACAATCAAGGAGGGTGGCTCGAGCTTTTGAAGTTCGAACGCGCTGTAAACATCCTGAATCAGTGGGACCCATCCATAGCTATATTCTAGCCATCTATCAGCCATTGCCTTTGTACCATGTTTAAGTGGTTTAAGGCGACGGCCGTTTGGATTGAATGGATTCCTACCTTTTCTTAGATCTCTATACCCGCTTATCAATGAAGAGGCAGTAGATGCAACCAGGTTAACTGTTTGCTGTCGTTCTGCAAAGATCTGTGACATATTTAATTTCACGGACCCAATTTCTTCATAGAAAGAAAGAATGGCTGCGCGAGCAGTCATATCTTCGTCGGCGGGTAACATACTAGGACCTACAGTATAGTAATCCTGATTGGTCGTTAGACCGCAAGAGTACGTATATGTAGAGAGAACCGGGCAAGGCCCATACGTAGTTTGAGTAACCTCATAAGGCGCTGGTGGCCGAACAATCTTGAGAAAATCATGATTATTTTGCCTAAGCGATAAGCGT